GACGGGGCGTCCTCCGGGGCCCATGCCGCCAGCGCCGCGAATGCCGGGCAGCGGCGGGATGGCGGGAGTGAATGACGGCGTGCCCGAGGGTGTTCCGCTGCCCGGGACGACCTGGTATCCGGGCGGCGCGGACGCGGCCGGAACTCCGGGCACCGGCAGCGGGACGCCGTTGCTGCCGAGCGGAACGTTCAGCGGGACCGGGTTGCCGTTCCCGTCGACCACGTTGAGCTTGACGGTCTTATCCCGAGGGAGACCGTCGATCGCATTGCCGAGGTTCGACGTCGATGTCTTGGCGTCGTCTGCCTCGTCGCCGATGTTGCCGAACTTGTCCTTGACGTTCTCAAGACGCTGGTAGTTCCGGTCGGCGGCATCGGCGAAGTCGTACAAGCCATCTGCGAGCCCGTACATCGATTCGGCGTCCCTGCGCCACTGCTCCGCGGCGTCGTCCTGCCCGACGAGATCGAGGATCGTCGCACCGGCGGTGAGGATGCCGCCCTGGACGTCACCGACGACGTTGACGAACTGGGCCAGTGCGCGGGAGCTGTCGGCCGCGAACTTGACGATCTGCGCGACAGCTTCGATCGCGAACTCGCCTACCGTGGTGAAGAATCCGGCGATGTCGTCGGTGTGTTCCTCGACCCATTGCGCGGCTTCCTTCAGGTCGTCGCCGAAGACCGCGGCGAGCTTGTCCTGGACGTCGTCCATGCTCTGTTCGATCGACCGCTTCGCTTCCTCGAACGAGTTCACGACGTTGTCGCCCATCGTCCGCTGGACCTCGTCGGCCGCGCCGTTCACGTCGCCGAACTTCGCGACCGCCTCGGAGGGATCCCACTGCTCGAACGCTTCGGAGAAATCGCCTGCGGTGTCACCGAGAATCGCCAGGATCGCCTGGCCGCGGCGAGCCGGATCTTCGATCGCTCGGATCTTGTCGAATACCTGGTCAAACGCCTCGAACGCGGCTGGCCCACCCTGCTTGAACTTGTCGTACATGGCCTCGCCGTTGAGGCCGATGTTGTCCATGACGGCGACCATCGTGTCGCCCTCTTCGTTGATGCGACGGCCGAACTCGCGCAACGCATCCGCGCTGCGGTCGGTGACGTCGACACCGTTGTCCTGCGCCTGCTTGATCAACGCGAGCGCCTGCTGAGCAGTCAGCCCGGCGTTCTTCCACCCTGAGCTGTACTCGCCGATCGAGTCGAGAAAATCGCCGCCCAAGTCGCCGGTGATCTCGTATCCGCGAGCGATGAGATTGAACGCTTCCTCGGCACTGCTCGCCATGCCGCTCCGCATCAGAATCGACACGGATTGCACTGTCTTGGTGAGATCCCCGCCGATGAGCTGATTGATCCCTTGGATCTTCTCGATCACGCCGGTCAGCGCCGGGTCGTTGGCATCGATGACCAAGCCGCCCTGGATGGCCAGCTGGCCGACGTTGAGATTTTCCGGAACCGATTCGCCGAAGTTATGGACGTACGCGGTCGCCGCCGATTTTCCTAGCGCCGCCATCGACGCGTCATCGATCCGAAGACGCGCCTGAATCAGATCCCGCGCCGGCTCGCGCTCGATCCCCGCCATGACGTTCTGCACCAGCAGACCGCCGCCGATCAGACCAGCAGCAGCCAGGGCCGCACCGACAGGGCCACCGGCGGATCCGAGCCGCAGCAGCGCCGACGAACCGGCGAACCCCTCGGCGAAGCTCGACGCCGCACCGGAACCAGCTTCAGCCGCGCCGGACACCGACCCGCGAAGGCCCGTCAGGAATCCCGCGCCAGCCCGGGCACCGCCCCGCGCGGCCTCTTCCTGCGCCTCGGTGAGCGACTGCTGTGCACGCTGCAACGACCGGGTCTGCTGCTCGATATCGCGAAGCGCCGCCTGCTGGGCCCGATACGCCGCGTTGCGTTGTCCCTCGGCCCGTTTGAGCGCCGAGCCACCTTTTTCGCGGACTTCCTCGATCCGCGCCTCCGCGGTGGCGAGCTTGTCGGCCGCCGCCGCTTCCTTGTCGCGAAGCTTCGCGACAGCGTCCGACGACTTTTTGACCGCAGCCTCGGCTTCCTTGACGCCGTCGCGGACACCACCGGAGATCGCAAGAGACGCCTGCTTCGACACACCGCCGAACGCCTTGCCGAGCTTGCGATCGATCTCGGGCCCGATGCCCTCGATAGAAGGCAGAATTGGAAGGATGTACTTCCCTACCTCTTGACCGCTGGTCATCATCGCACCAGCTCAAGGGGGATTTTGAACTGAGAGTTCACGTCCAGATACTTTGCTGCGGCGAGCAATCGATCAGTGCTGTCCTTAGCTAGTCCGAGGATGAAATTGCAGTCCTGGCAGAGCAATCCACGAATGCAGTTGCCGCAGGATCCGATGCCGGCGCGGCGGAAGTCGCTGGACGGCTTCCGGTCTCCGCATTTGGTGCAAGTTGCATGGATCATGATCGTCAGGCCTCGGTGCTGCCCTTATCGGCGCTGTCGGCGTCGGTGTCGCTGTCGTCGCCTGTTCCGAGCACGTCGGCGTTGGCCGCGGGCAGGAATGCGCCGAAGTAGAACGCGTGGAACTCGCCAGCCAGTGGCGCGACCTCGTTGAACCGGGCCCACTGCTCCGGGCCGAGCAACAGCTCGATGCCATCCATCCGGTCCGTGGCACTGCCACGTTGGAAGCACTGGATCGCGCGGGTCGGCCAGTACGCCTGCAACTTCGGGAACGTGAATTTCGCATTGCGAAACTCGATGGTCGACACCTCGAAATCTGGCTTGTCCGTGGTCTTCTGCGCGGTCTTGCGGGGAGCGCGGGGAGCGCGGGGAGCGCGGGGAGCGCGGGCAGTGGTCATCAGCTGGCCTTTCTGTTGGAATCGATTTCGCGACGACGGGTCGCCATCGCCTTGTCCATCGCCGACAGCACGGTCGACGGAAGCCCTTCGGTGGGCGGCGATGACTGCGGGGCAGCAGGATTCGCGCCAGCGGCGCGCCGGGCCCGCGCCGCTTCCATCCGGGTGCGCGACGCCTCCGGGCTGTAGTAGTCCTGCTTCGACTTGAGATCGGCCATCTGCTCGTCGTTCTTGCGCTTCTCTTCGAGCGCCGCGGCGATCTCTTCGGCAGTCATCGGCCGGCCCACGTACACGCGGCGCGCGATCTGCTCCCACACCTGCGCCAGCAGGATTGACTGTTTCGTCCACAATTCCCGGCCGCCGTTACGGGCCACCGCGAGCGCCGAAGTGGGTTGCGATCGGCGGATATACGTCCAGATCTGCCGCAACGTCAGACCGCCCCGCCACCGATCTGCGTAGTCGACATTCCAGAACCGCCGCAGGTCAGACGCGATGTCGTCCTCGTTGTTGTCGAGGTAGTCGAGCAGCAGTGGCACTGCACCGAACACGTAGGCGCCGAAGAACTTTTCGGGCAGCGGCTTTGTCTCCGGAAGTCGCTCCACTCCGACCGCGGCGGCCATCGCATCCGACAGCGACACCAGGTCGCCGTACAGCGGGGCCGGTGCGGTCTGACCGTTGAGCAGCTGCGCTACCGCGTCGACACTGCGGCCCGCGCGAATCAGGTCGAGCGGCCAATCTTCAAGGGCCCGCGGGATCGTCAGCCGGTGGCCGCGCCAGACGAGCCCGACCTCGGGTTCGCCGAGCGCTTCCAAACGCGCTGCGTCACATGTGGTCACCTGTCGGCATTGCTCCAGCTTTCGCTTGCTCGCCGTGTCCTCGCACCGATCGCCAGCGCTCGCGACCGTGCCGTCCTAGACCAGGACAGTAGGAAACTCGCGTGTGGTCTGCTCGCGAACGCAAACCGCCCCCGACTGGTCAGTTCAGTCGGGGGCGGTTCGCGAGGGGTATCTCTCGATCAGGTGCCGGGCTTGTCCGCCGCGGCGGGCTTGTCGACGGGCGCCGACTTCGGTTCTGCAGCGTGCGCGGGCTTCTCTGCGCGCTTGGTCGGGGCGGCCGGATCGTCGGCCTCGACCACTGCGACTGCGGTCACGTTGCCGCGCGGCGGCGCGGACCGTTCGACCGGCGCATCGTGCTTCTTCGGGTCGTAGTACACCGCGACCTTTTTGGCCTCGACCAGCGACCGCGCCGAGTTCTCATCGACGTTGAGCACTTCGCCCGTCCGCCGCACCCCGACGTCCTTGATCAGCTTGACCTGCTTCATGTTCGGATCTCCGTTTCGTCTCGTGGGTTACGCGGCGTCGCCGTGCTGCCAGTCGAACAGCTGGCGCGCCGAGTTCGGGAAGATCCGCGCCGTCAGCTGCCGCGGCGTGTTATCGCCCTCGACGTCCTTGTCGGACGGAATCCACAGGCGCGAGGGGCGCTTCGAAATCTTGCGATCCACATACCCGTCTGCGGTGCGCTTCTCGAACGCGAAGAACAGGTGGGCCGGGTCGGGCACGCCGAGCACTGTGTCGGACGAGCCTGGCCACAGGATCGACTGCATGACGGGGTTGTCTTCGCGGGCCGACACGGTCACCGTCGCCTTGAAGTCCTTGCTGGCCACGAGGATGGTGCCGTAACCCCAACCGGTGATGTCGGTTTCGGACCACTCGCGTGCCAGATCGATACCGTCCGCGCCGACCAGGATGCCGAGATAGCCCCACTTGACGCCGGTCGCCGCGTCCCACGCAATCGACGTGTCGAGCGGCTCGGTGACATCCGCGGGAACGTCGGCCGGATTGAGTGTGGGGTTCTTGTACACGAAAACGTCGGCCTCGGTGAATAGCCGGACATTGCTCGGGTTACCCGCCATGTTCCTGTCTCCCTGTCGTTCAGGCGATGATCTCGGTTCGGATCACCGCGGTCACGGTCCCGGACGCAATGTCCGCCCCGGTCTGCGTGTGCTGCGCTTCGGTAAGCGCCGTACCGTTTTTCCGGATTGCTGCCAGTCCTTCAGGCACGATAGCGAGGATGCGACCTAAGCACTTGCGAGCGATTCGGCGGCTCGTCGGCACGTCATCCGAGCCGACCGTGATTCGGATCGTGTGATCAGATTTCACAGGCCAGTCCACGCCACCGCCATCGTCGGCGATGAGCACGAGCGGCCGGCCATCATCGAGGGACCAGTCCAGCGGCCACTTGTGCGTGGCGATTCTTGGTTCCGGTATCTCGTCGGCCAGCAGCTCCACCACCGCAGCCTTGACCGCGTCGACAGGCTCGCCTTGCACTCTGGTGCTCATGACGGGTTCAGTCCTTGCCGCCCAAGCGCTCTGGTCACCGTGCCATCGACCGCCTGGTCCTCGGCCGGTACCGAGATCGACACCACCTGCCGGTCAGTGGTGTACTTGCGGATCTCGCCGCCCGACTCTGATGCCACGGGCCCGGCGATGGCATCGAGCGCCTCGGCAACGCCGGGATCTTCCCGCAAGATCTGACTGATCACCCTGCGATTCCCGCGAAAACCCGCGCGCTGCGCCATCATCCACCACCCCTGAACTTCGCCAACACCACATCCCGA